CTTGTACCGAGGCCCGTCAGGGCATTCTTCTGCGGGACGGCCCCGCCAAGAAATTGCTGTGTAATCGTCGGGGAAACCTTGAAGCCGTTCGCATTCCCGTGGGGTGAGGCGACGGACGCCAAAACTGACGGATGACCCCGCCCGTTGCTGTACGGGGGGATGGTCTTCAGTCGAGTTTGGTGTGAACAGGAGGGGGGCGCTCCGGTCGCTGGCGTTGCTGTTTCGGTTCAACGTTCCACAAATATTGCCGATACGGACTTCACCGAGCTGGTTTTGGGCAAAAGCCACGGCCAGACCGTTGGCGCTATCAAGGGTGTGCGCGAGTTCTTCTGAAATCCCGTTTCCGTTTGAGGATGTTTGGGCTGTGCGTATCGCGATGGCCTGCGTGCCTTTGGTATCCATTGTGTAGGCAGAACCGTCAGTAAGGTATTCTTTACCCTGTGGCCCTGCCGAAGGGCTTCTTCCTATGCAGTGCGGGTGGATTGCGATGCAGATTTCTTGCTCATGGTTCAACCCGACAGACTCCTCTCTCTCCTCAGATGAGTCAGGAGATTGCGAACCATGAAAGCCTATTACAGTCATGCCGCGATCAGCACATGGAGAAGAGTCATGGCGTTTCATCAGTGTACCGGCAATGTTGCCGTACTGTGATATGGTATGGATGCCCTGCGCTTCGCTGTTCGCATGGGGGGATGCCGCGCGTAGAGTACAGATAAGGTTGTGATGTTCATCTCCGGCGGGGCCGCTTGTTCCTTTGCTCCATTTGCATGACATGGCTTGCCTGATTATTTCTGGGAACCAGACAAGACCGGATCCTTTTTGAGAAAAGAGTTCTTGATCACTCATACCAATCCCCCCTCCTCCAGATTGACTCAAGGTGGGGTGGGGACCGCCGAGCCAATGGGAGATGTAGCCGCCTGCACTAAAATTTCGGGAAGCTCTCCGAGCCATAGATATTTTTTTCGTTACGGCTTCAGGCCGTTCTCCTGCGCTACTGCTATAAGTGCATCTCGCAAGGGGCCCGGTAGTGTTTTCTTTCTCTTCTCGGAGCGGCGGAG